ATTGTGGTCTCTGATTTGATTCTCTAAATCATAATGATAGTCACTCAATTGCTGTAGCATACGTGTAACTAATAAGCTGGCCATAATCAAGTCATCAGTATCACCGATTTTAGCCGCATAACTACCACCGTGTGCTACGAATGCCTTCAATTCACTGATAAGACTACGACTATTTACAGTCATTTTCTTGCTTTCAACTAATGTTTTGAACTTAGCACAACTAGCTAATTTGCTCTTATTGGTTGTATTAAAGCCTTTACGTCCTTTACCTACTTCGCTAATAAAGATACCCGGAATGTTTGCTTCTCCGTATTCGTTTAATGATACGATGGCGGCTTCTCCGATACCATTACATTCAATACTATAATAAATGTTATTAGGTTCACCTGTACATTCAGCAATATGTTTGTTAATTTGTGCTAGTAGTTTAATCTGACTAGGGATATCAGTTTTGTTGTGTTTCCATTCACCTACTTGAGTAGTAGTGTTTGCTTCAAAGATTTGAATAGCTGATGGGTCACCACCTGTTCCAAGACTAGGATCTAAACCTACACAATAGATATTGCCTTTAGTTGGTTTCTTATACCAACGAACTTGTCCTATGCGACTAACTGGTTCGATACCTTCCATCATAATCAGTGTGTTTGGATTAATCAATGTTTCATCAGCAATAATGAACTCACAACCAATCTCTCGGTTGAAACGATCCTCACCAAGCTGTGCCTTCATCTCTTTGGCCCATTGTTCATCACGACCGGGCTGTTCATTCCAGTATGCTCTATAAGAACGGAAACCATTCACACCTAATTCTGTTGTATTACCAAATTCATCTTCAGTCTTGTTAGCACCCTTCCAAATCAATGCGAACTGATCCTCGTCACTGTTTGGTGTACTTGTGATAATAGCTTTACCACCAGTAGATAGTGTAGGAGTAATAGATGTCCAGAATTCTTTAGCGATACTTGGTCGAACGAATGCAAATTCGTCAAGATACAATAGTGTAATAGACATACCACGACCTGTGTTTTCAGTAGTTGTTGCTGAAACAATACGAGATCCGTTCTCAAAGTCTAATGAGCCTTTGTTGTAAGTTGTTACACCTGCTTTAATATGATCGGGGCAGTTCTCATATGCGTAACGAATACGTTGCATAATCTCTTGTGCACCAGTATACTTGTGTGCCGCAACTAAGATAGTAGAATCAGGGACAAACATAGCGTACCAAAGTAGATATCCTGCGGCTGAAGTTGATTTACCTGACTGTCGTGGCATCAAACTGATACTATAACGATATCTATGATAGGTATACCTTTTGTAGGGTGTTGTATGTAAAAGAAGTTATCCATAAAATATAGATAACCTGTATCTGGATCACAGCATTTAATAAAATCCTGTAGTTCTTTATCAGTTTTAAAAACTGTTTTAGTATATGGATTTTTTACTAACGACGGTGCATTGCTTAATGGCTTACTCATAAAGAGTATTTAGTTTTATTTCAATTGCTGTATTAGATTATCAATAGCAACATGATTTCCATGTATTTCTTCTAGCTTAGTTAGTATTTCTTTAAAATAAGGATAATTCGCAGATTCACTTAATCTGTTCTGAATAGCTAGATTTGATTTTATTCTAGGGATATATGATATGGGCAAAGGTTTGTTATGAACTTTTTCATATATTTCTTTTAAAGAATCCATATTGAATAAATCATTAAAATTAACTATAAGATCATATCTATCTTCAAACCCACCATCTTCTTTTTGCATTTGAGAAATACTATTAAATGCAGTAGAAGCTAAGTATAATGCATTTTTTCGTATTTCTTCTGTGTGATTTTCTATATCTCTTTTATCAATAGTGATATATGGTCTAGACCTATCAATGCCATAAAATAAACTTTTAATCCATCCAAAGTATGCGATGTCCATCTTTTCTTCATGTGTAGTTGCAATTATTTTAATTTTAAATAGTTCATGCGCATCAGCTATTGTAAACAAATCTTCATAATTTTTTACTTTTTCTGGAAAAGTAGATATGGTCGAGATTATACCACTATCAAGGTTATGAACTTTTACTACTCTATTATTAGGTGGTGGCAATGAATAAAACTTACCATTTACATCATACTTTTTATCACATAAAATGTTGCATAAAAAATCTCCACGTGCACCTATATAATAGTGCATTAAAAATCTCTTTTCAGGTATCATTTAATATCTAAAGGTCTTTGCTTAGTTACTAAAATGCAAAAGTATTTTTCTTTAACAGTAGTTGCTTCACCGTTATCATTAGGTACAGCTATGTCAAATTCAAGATTGTTAAAATAGTTGATATCAAAACCACAACGTGTTAGTAACGCAGCCAATTGATTTTCACCTAGAATACTGTAATGATTCAAATTGTATTCGTGCATACGTTCAGCATTTGGCGCAGGTACTTCAATGTACATTTGCGCACCTTGCTTTAATACACGATTGTATTCCATTAAACTAAAGATAGGGTATGGACTATGTTCCAATGCGTGACGCAAAAAGATAAAGTCTACTGACTCATCAAAGTATCCATCTTTTTGTGGTAAGAAACTTAAGTCATATTTTGAAATCTTATGACCTTTGTCTTCACAAATCTTAATGTCACCTGGGCTTAATGTAACACCGATTACATCAGTGTATTCACGTGCTTTCATTTCATCTAAGAAATAGCCTGGGCCACATCCCAAATCTAAGATTTTATAATTTTTTGGTAAGTTTAACGGGTCGATATACTTTTTTACAACCTCTCCCGTCAGCTTTTCGTGCATCTGACTAGTGCCCTCATCATAGATGTGAGCTGTGTATAGCCATTCGTTGTAAAATTTTAATTTAATTAAGTCAAGCGTGTTATTGATATCAATCATTGAGATTCCTGTAATTTGTTATAATTACTTATTCTCGTTAGCGTCTATCAAATTATTTTTTGTAGCCCTTAAATGGCTTTATCGTGCTTTTAGTGTTTGTTCCAGGTAATTCTTGACTTCGTAAATCACCTTTATTAATGTCATGGTAATCTGAACCAGCGGCTTTATAAGCCATCATCAACATATCATGTTCTTCTTGTGTATATGGAGCGGCAATATCATATCTGCCGGCCCAACTTTCACTGTCCATTTCAGGTACAAATGTACCGTCTGTTGAGGCTGCCGCCATCATAATACGATTCAACTCATATACTCGGTCAGCCGCATTTTCGTCACGAAACTTATGCAAACCTTTAGTAGCAAATTGTTTTCTGTTTCCTATTTTACCTATTTTAGCTTCGGATATAAATTCATTTGCTCTCATTTTCTTTTATATCCTTTAAAGCCTTTTAAAGGACTAAGTGTTACAGTATCAGATGTTTCTTCACTTTCTTTACTGGTAACTAATTGTTTACCTTTAAGTCCCATTTCTCCCAAAGCAAAATCAATATCGTCTGCTACATCTGGATTCATGTATCCGGAAACTAGTTGATTTTCTCCCCAAACAGAATCTTTCTCCATTTTAGGTATATCACCGTTACGAGCAGCCTTTGCGCCTGCTAATGCTACTGCAAATCTATATTGTAAATATGCGTTTTGATTTTGTAGTTCTGGTATCACCCATGTAGCAGGCATTGGTTTAGTAATTCTGTCAGGTAAACCACTTTGCTCAGTTATAAATTCTTTTGCTCTCATCTTAGTTCTCAGTAGTTAGAATATCATTATTCTCTGTACCTAATACTGAGTCAACATATCCATTTAATCCAATTTCAACACCCGGTGTGATTTCACCAATGAATGTAACTTGCGATGCAATAAAGTGTAGGATATATGTATTAGCAATAGGGTTAGCCAAGATTCTAACGTTGCCACTAGAAACATCCATATCATAACGTGTCAATGCGTTACCGGCAAAAGTCATAGCATAGCCAGTAAACTTCACTGCGTCATTATTATTTGTAAGCTGTGCTGAAATAGTAATCTGTTGACTATCAGGAGTTCCCGGATCGCTTGAACGAATTTGGAATGAACCTTGTGTAAAGGCATTCGCTGGATATTCATAAATGACTTGACCCGCAGTCAATCCACTAGTATAAACATTGCTTGTGTTAACTGTAGTAAAGAATAGATTACTAAAGTTATTGTTAATCTTGTTGAAGGCTGTTCTTAACGGGTCACCAGTGCCATCGTTGGGGGTAGCACCCAAGTTAATATATTCTTGTGCGCCGTAAGGACCTTCAGTAGTGGTAAATGTTAATAACTGTGGTTCTACTGGAGTAGATTCTATAATCTGTGTTGTATTGAAAACAACTTGCCCAATGTTTAAAATGTTCTGTGTGCCACTGTTATTAGAAACGTTAGCTTCAGGGAACTGTGAGGAATCAATCAATTCTACGTTAGCACCTAACGTAGTGAATAAGTTAGCAAAATTATTGTTAATTTTGTCGAAGGCTAAACGTAACGGATCACCGGAACCGTCGTTCGGTAATTCACCTGTATCGATAACTTCTTGTGTCATTTTAATTCCTAGATATAGTATTTATCAGTTACCAAACATACCTTTGGGTTGCTGTATG